CCTCGTGCCTTGCAGTGCGCGATGTGCGACTCCATCGCCGACTCCGAGATCATCCCCAGCAAAAACAAGCCACGGACAACATCATCCATCCGGCTTGAATCCGGCAGATAGGCGAAGTTCTTGTTCACCCGGTTGGTGGCGGCCGTCGTGGAGTTGATGCGCGCCATGATGAGATTGTCGATGCGGACGACCTTCTCGACGCTCTTCGGTCTGTTGGGGAAATCGACGAAGCGGATGGTTTCGATTTCCTGCTCGATGCTGATGAGGCAACCCATGATCAGTACGCCTTCCCGTTGGCGCCGAGGCGGGCAGCGACCTTATGGTCCTCGCGCTTGGCGTTGTAGATCATCTTCTCGGCGGCGGCGTCACCGAGCTTGCAGTTCTGAGAACCAGCCAGATCGAGGATGCGGATCAGGGCGTCGGCGAGTTCGACCGTGAAGCCGTCGAAGTGGGGCAGCTTGTCGTCGGGCAGATTCTTGCGGTGCGCCTCCATCGCCTCGGACAATTCACTCACGACAAGCATCAGCTTGGTCGGCACGATGAAGCGGGCCTTGCGAAGGTTCTCGCCGGTGGCCGGGTCGATCCACCAATGCTTGTTGGCGTCGTGCAGGATCACCGTCAGCCAGTTGACGCAGTGCCGGACGGCGATCTCACGGTTGTCTTCCATGTGCGCGAGCGCGTCGGACACGATCACGAAGGCTTCGCCGAACTCGCCCTCACTCAGCGCATCACGCGCTCGGATCAGTGCGTGGAAGTAGGCCCCGGCGTCGCTGGCGTGCTCGGCTGACCGCGTGGTCAGAAGGTCAATATCCCGCCCCATCTCGGCCAGGTTAGCCTCGACCTTGAACAGGAGGCGCATGTCGAACCATGACGGGATGCCGATGATGAGCCCGAGCGCAGCGAAGAAGACGGCGACCCACGGGTAGCCCTGAATCAGGGCATCAGTGGTGTTCGAGATGGCGACGCCGGTCATGACGAGGCCAAAGTACATACGGAACATGGTGAGGTGCTTTCAGGTCAGTGATTGAAATGGAGGTCGGAGCGGAGCTTCTTGCCGACTGCGGCGGCACCTTCCGGCGTGACGCAGAACACGCGCATCGAGCCGTAGTCGGCGCGCGGATTGCGGATCATCACGCCGGATTGAGTGAGACGTTCCGCGATCTGGATGTCGGTGCCGTTCACATGCACGGCGACGCGGTTGCGGCAGACCTTGGACGAGCGCTCAAGTCCAAGCGCTCGGCGGACGAGCATTCCCTCGTGGTACGAGACAGCGGTCATCGACGCACCGACTTCGTCTCGCGGTCGAAAACGTCTCGCGCCTGTTTCTCAGAGCAGAACTTGCCGATGACCTCGGATGCCTTGCGCCCCTTGCACAGCGCGGCCAGCCAGCCGGACTATGAGCGGACCTGTGCGACGGTGCAGTCTTTCAGTTCCTTGCCATTCGGCATGGTCAGAGACAGAAGCGCCAAAGCCTGCATGCGCTGGCCGGCCATGCGGCCAAACTCTTCCGTGCGCTTCTTTGCCGCGTCGATCTGCTCCTTCGTGCGGGCCGGAATCTTGGCAACCGACTGGATCGGCTTCGTCTTCATCGCCGTCGCGATCTTCTCGATGTTCCTCGCGGTATCGACGCTGATTGACCCGTTGGAATAGCGGACGACTTCAAGCTGTCGGATATGGTTGTCGAACCAGTAGCCGAACAGCGGCTTGAAGTAGGACTCGATGTCCTTAATGAACAGCGCGCGAGCCGCTTCTTCGTGGTCGGCGCGAGACCCTTCCGGGTTGTTCTTCACAATGCGCTTCAGATCGTCGAAGGGGTATTTTGACTTAATTGACATTGAGCAAATCCTGCATTCCGAGTTGCTTGATGGTGCGGTAGGCGGCAGTTAGTTGTGAGTTGTCTTTGATATCGGTGAATACCGATGGGTATTGATCTCGAAGGATTTCGAAGGATCGAGCGCGCTTACGGCGAAATAAGCGTTCGATCTCTCGGCACCGTTTCTGATTTTCCGCGGCCCAGCGCCGTGTGTTCTCTCGGCGCTTCTCTGAATCGGCCGCACTCGCGCGAACAGGTCTTCGTACTTCTTTGTGCGTCGAACTTGTTGCCACAGACGACGCATTCCTTGATCGCCATCCCCCCCCCCCCCCTCAACAGAACAGCGCGTTCTGGTCGTGGTGGATGGACGCCCGGCGCTGCTTCGGCGCAGGCTCGGGGAGGGGGACGGCAACCGGCCGGTTCGTGTGGCGCAGGACGTGCGCGGACAGGTCGCTGATGTTCCGGCGGAAGTCGGCGGTCTTGACCAGCGTGCCAGCCTTGACGAGTTCGGAGACACGCGGCCGGATCGCCAGTACGGTCTCGCCAAGCTGCTTGGCGATCTCGTCTGCGGTCAGGTGGTGGCCGTTGAGCATGAGCGCGGTGACGCGCGCGCGCGGGTCGGCGCAGCGGCTCTTCATGGCCTCGGCGGCGTCCTTCGACGCACCGCCACCCTTCGAGCCTGGATCATTCGGATAGGCCATAGGCAAAGCTCTCCCGTTCGCCCCGAAGGGCGCTGCGTTGGTCGGTGGTGTGATTGGTCCTCCCGGACCGTCCCTAAGAGCAGGCCGACTCGGTCTCTGCTCCACGGATCAACGGATAATCGGGGATGATCCGAATTGCAAGGACTTTGTGAGGGATGTTGACGGATGGTCAGTTGGGGGAGGCCGAAAGCGTTTGATATTCGTGTCGAAAAATGACACTTATGTATTTCGGTTTCGGCTCTTTGGGGTTTTGGTTTGGAAGGGGGGTTTGTGTCGAAACCTAAAGGCCAAGTAGGGGCATTGGGGGTTTCGGTATATATATAAGAGGTAATATATATAATGAATATAAGTGAATGACTAATATCAGCTAAGCCCAATACCATATATATAGGCGCAAAACCCCAATACCCCTCCAAACCCCCTGTTCGCGATAATATGAAAGATGGGATGACAACGGATGAAATTGGGAACTTTCAGGACTTGGGAGCAGACGGTCCGTGAGGTTGCGATCCCCGAGCAGGGGATGAGGTTGGACGCCTTCGGCGCGGCCATGAGGATCGACCCGAGCGATATCGAGCAGGCGACGACGTACCTGCACCGGAAGAAACTGATCTGGCGGTCGGTGCAGCGAGGGCATGCCCGCATCTTCCCGCAGAGCCGCTGCCCCGGACGTGGCCGCCCCGCTGGCGAACGGCCGGCGGCGTCGTTGATGCCGGCGCAGGCGGTTGCGTTCCTGGCTGGCTTGATGCCGATGATCGGGAGCATCGTGATCCTGATGGCCCGCATGCCGAAGGGTGGCTGGCAAGACCAGCCCGAGCTTCAAGCCGAGATCAGGCGCTCGATCGCGGTCGAGGCGAAGGCGGTCATGTCCGAAACGCGCAAGCTCGTCGAGCAGCGCGGCTACCCGGTGGCGCTGGTCAGGACCTACCTATGGGCGACGTTCGCAGGCGTCATGCCCGTGGTCGCGGAGTTGGAGTCCGACCTTGCCCTCGGCGACGCGCCGCTGACCCCCATCGCCGTGCCCGAGCCGAAAAAGGCACCGCCCAATCTACCGGCGGATGAGCGGGTGCATCGCTACGTCAAGGCGGCAGGCGTGTTCGGGATCGGAGCCTACGAGATCGCCGCCAAGACGGGGCAGACCATGAAGCGTGCCGAGATCGAGAAAATCGCCTTCCGGCTGGAAGACAGCGGCTTGCTCTACACCGCCGAAGCACGAACGGCCGATCGGGGGCGGAAGGGGATGCGGCTCTACTCGACGGCGCACGGCAAGCCGATCATTGGGTCGGACGGTCGGCGCTTGATGCCTCTCTGAAGGATACCGAAACGGTCTCTTCGCCTGCGACGATCCGAGCGACCTTCCTCGCATGGAAACTCGGGTCGTCAACAACATCCCTGAATGGCGCTATCAGGCCGCCGTCATCGCTCGTCTGCACAGGATGGAGGACGAAGGTCTGCCCATCGCGTGCGCTGGCGATATGAACCGCGCCAAGCGCAACCGACGCGCACAGATGGAAGCGAAGGTCACCGGAATCACTGCCGGCGAGCCCGACATCCGCGTCTACATGCCCTTCGGGCTGTTGCTGTCCATCGAACTGAAGACGCCGACCGGGCGGCGCTCGAAGGATCAGCGCGAGCGCCACGCGCGCCTCGCCAAGCTCGACTTCATCGTCCTGACGTTCTCCGCCGAGACGCCGGAAGGCCTGGCCGATCTGGTCGAGGCCGATATTCGTAGCCGGTTGGACTGATGCAGATCACGATGTCGCTCGACAAGGATTGGGATCGCAGGCTCGAAAGCCTGCGGCCATCGAGCGTCAACACGGCGACCGCCAAGGCGCTGACCTTCACCGCGAAGGACGCGCAAGTTGCGCTGAAAGCCGAGGCTCCCGGCCTGTTCGTTCTGCGACGCAATTGGGTGGTGGGGGGCATCCGCATCCGCCCGGCCAACGGCAACAAGCTCAACGCGGTGGTCGGCTCGATCGACAAGTACATGGAGCGCCATGTCGTCGGCGCCGGCAAGGAGAAGTACCCCGACAGGAAGCTCTCGATCCGCAGCAAGCGCGATGGGCGAGGGCGTTTGGCGACCGGCGGCATCCTGATCAAGCCATACGGCTCGATCGGCAGCGCCCCGGTGCATACGGTGGTGCGCCGGCAGTTGAAGCGGATCGGCGGCAACAAGCGCAAGTCGTTCCAGATCGTCGCCAAGAACGGGAAGGTGCTGATCGTGCGACGGGCCTCGACGAAGCGCACGCCGCTTCAGGTGCTCGCAGTGCTTCAGGACAGCGCCAAGATCGACGAGTCGTGGGATTTCTTCGGGACCGTGAAGGGCGTCGTCAACGCGCGCTTCGCCGGCCATTTCTTCCGAGCGATCGTTCGAGCGAGCCCCCGATGAGCGAAATGACTCCACCACCTTCCGAAAAAATGACGGGACAGACTCCCCACCCCCCTGACCATCGCCCGCGATCGAGCCGGTGGTCGTTGGTTGCGCTGACCGGCGTGATGATCACCATCGCCTCGGTCTCACTGAGTGAGAGCCAGGATCAGTACCACGACGCTGACCGACTGATCGCTCCCAATCGCACCGAGGTCGCAATCCATGAATGGTCCGTACCCGACCTCGATGTTGAGCCCGACCGACCCAGGCTTGCTCTGGATCGATGCCCCGCATTTCTGTGCTGGCGCGGAAGTGATCGATGGCACCGTGGCCGGTCGTATCGCGCCGATCATTCGCTACATGCGTGGATGGCCCATGGCGCGCGTGCGTTCGTATTGCCGAAGCAAGCGGTGGGAGCTACTGACGTGTGGCGTGGACCGCGAGGACCGCCACTCGCTCGCGTAGCCCCCCTAAAAAAAATTTATTTTTTTGGCCGCCTCATCAGGGCTACATCACCCTCTCGGCCGTTTCGGCACTTTACCCGCGTAGGTCGTGTCGTATTCCCCTGATATGTAAGTTTGTGAGGGAAATTTCCTTCCTGCGGCCGACCGCGCGGCGGAAACGTGCGTTTCCCGACCTCGATTTGAGGGCCGATTGCCGGCGCTGGCGCGCGCGCCTGATAGCCTTCCCGATTTGGGCGGCACACGGCTAGCCTTTCCGCGAAAACGCATCGGCGGGCTTCTAATCGCGTTGTGGAGCGGGTCGCCTCTGGCGCGCCAAAGGGCGCGGATCGCCGCGCCGACCGCGCCACGGCCGCGAAACTGCGACAAAATGACGCGGGTCGGCGCCACGCGAAATGGCGCGCTTTGCCCGGCTGAAGGCGCACGAATGCGACTCGCGACTACGCGCGGACCATCATTCGCGCGCCAATGGTGGCGCGACATGAGTCGGACTCCTTCCTTCTGCGCGTCCCTGGGGCGCGCATAGTGAAACGGACGCACAATCCGGCGGCCGTTCTGCTATGCGCCCCTAGCGCCTTCCTGCGCGGCGACAAACGCCACGACGGCCGCGAAGTCATCCGAGTCGAATAGATCGGCGATATCGTCTGCCGACGCAGTGGTGACGCGGTAGCGGTGCCAGTGCGGGAACTCCCTGCGCGAAGGGTCGGCGAAATCAATCCAAAGGACCAAACCTAGCGCCTCGTTTGTGAAGCTGGGGCAGATGTCATTCCGCCATGATGAATCGACAAAGCCCGGCGGGATATCGCCGGGCATGTCGCTTGCTGGGAAGTCGGGAAACTCATTCCGGTACATCATCGGCTTGCCTTCCGGTCATCGATCCAGAGGCCAAGCGGCGCGATCGTCATAATGGACTCGCAATCCTGATATTGGGGCCAGAATTGCGCGTCGCCCTTGGCATGCGCGGCGGTTGTGGCGCATAGTGCGGCGCAGATCATAGCGGCGCGGATCATTCGCCTCGATCCTTCGCGACCAATTCCCGAACGGCCGCGATTACCGCGAGTCGCTCTTCTCCGTAATTGGTGACCCTACCGCGATAGGTGTTTGCCGCTTTCACGCGGTCCGATAGTTGATCAATGTCGCGCAAGATCGCGCCGCGAAGCTCTTCAGCCGTCATAGCTCACCCCTTATTTGGGCTGACATGGACTCGTCAGTAGCGGCGATACCGCTAGACCGGCATGCGGGCCGGTTTCGTCCTAATAGACCGTGACGGGCGACTCGCATTCATCGCAACGATAAGGGAGCCAATGCGCGGGAATGCGGAATGCGACGCGGCAACCGATGCAATAGACAAGGATACCGGGAGTCATCGCGCGGACTCCTTCGCGGCAACCTTGCGCCGCTTGCGGAATGCCTCGGCCTCTCGATCGGTGGCGCCACGGCATGATGTGGCGATGACGCGATCAGGGTCAACGCCATATTGGCGTGCGAATACTTTAACCGCACGGCGCATCGCCTCAATGCCGCCGGGCGCCGCTACGTTGACAGAGTCGATAAGCTCGCACCGCACGATGAAAAGTTGATCGGGCATGGTTCAATCCTCAACTTGAATTAGAGCGGTGTACGTCTGACAGTCCGCTGCAAGCGTCCCGCAAACGTACACCGCGTCATGCGCGGGCATTTCGCCATAGAGCCCGACGCCACACGGCGCGAACGGTGTACTGCACATGCCGCGATATCCGAGAATGGTTTCGTGATAGTCGCCGCTAACAACCGGCTCCGCATAAATGACCGTCCAACGGCCGTTCGTGGTTTTGCCAGCGTCTAGGATTGCCAGAACGCCTTTCGGGCAATCAGAGTCGAGCCAACGGGCGGACTGACGGCGCGGCGTGTATTTGCGGCGCATGTCAGTGATTCCAGAAGATGTAAAGCTTTTCGCCGTCGTGACGGATGCCGGAGAAGTCGCCGCACATTTCAAATTCGCGGCCCATGCTGTGCCAATCGATATGGTTTTGTAGGAAGTCCGGAACCGTTGACATATCGTGAGTGTCGCGCGTGAACTCTTCCGCGAAATCGGCCCATGTATCAGCCGTTCCCCGATATCGGTCGCTGATAAACTCTTCCGCGCGATCAAGGTCGGCGGTTGCGTCGTTCATAGCGTCCCGCAGGATGCAAAGCGGAATGTCATGATCTTCGGCGACTTCATTGAGGGTGAATAGCTGCGCGACCTTCGCTAGCCCGGCATATTCGGCAAGATCGCCGCCAAAGCCCTCGTGGTTGTGAATCGCCCATTCTTCGGCGGACGGCACGGACTCGCCTGTTACCGGATGCGTCACGGTGACATTGGGGAACGGCGACGCGCGCAGCATGGCGTTAACTTCCATCTGCATTTCGGCGACATCGTCCGACGCTTCAATCCAAGCGCCATGCAAGACACCGGCATTGTAGGATGCGAGGCAAGCGGCATAAAAACGCATTGTGTTAGTTCCTGATCTGAGGGGGAGGGATTAGGCGTCTTGCCAACTGGGATGGCTGGCGAACTCGGACTCGAGCCGGGCGCGACGGGCGCGGGCTTTGCGAATGTCACGGATCAGCGACTCAATTGCCGCGCGGACCGTGGCGCAAACCTTCGGACCGAAGGCGTCGCGCAAAGCCTTGGCTTCGCGGATCAGCGTGAGGGCTTCACGGCGGTTGCTAACAACGTCACAGCCCAATTCATCGAACACAAAACGGGCATTGGAGCCGCGTCGATAATCGCGTTCCTCCTCCGCGTAGCATTCCGCTAGCTGATCAGCCCATGACGCGGCTGTGGTTGCTTCGTCTGTGATGTCGTCAAAGGCGACGATTGCCGGGCCGTTGTTACATGGGTCTAGGACGGCCGCGACGAATTGCGGTTTGCCGTTGCGCGCGGGAAGCTGAAAAACCGCGCCGCGCGCGGTTTCGTCTTGATGATCGTCATCAAGAAACCATCCGGTATGTTGGATTGATTGAGAGGCTACCTCGTCTGCCGGACCGACAAACCGCAGGCCGTATTCCTTCGGGCTTTCGACCCAGCGGCACATATCCGCGCCGACCTTGAACGCCGCGCCCATGCCGCCGCTGGCGGGATAGCGCGTCTTTCCGTTGGCGGCGTCTTTGCGCGCGTTGAATAGCGCCATTTCCGCAGTGCGGGTCGGCGCTTGCTGGCGCCAGTAGCGGTAAGAGTTGAGCAGTGCGGGGCTGATCATGATCAAGCTCCCGCAACGGTCATCATCTGGCGCAAGATCGCGCCGCGCGCCTTGGCGCTACGCTGGCGGAAATCGGTTGTGGAGTGGATCAGCGCATATTCGATCGCCAGATCAATCAGGTCTTGTTCGGTCATTTGTGCGGGCTCCGTGTGCGGCGTCGTTTGCCGATGTCCGTTGCTATCCCCCAATGCAGCGGACCGTCAATGCGTTTCAACGGATGGAAATGAGCGCGGCGCCGGACAATGGCGGACCAGGTGCGGAAAACGGCGCAATCGCTGCGTTGCGCGGCCATCGCACGCCTCATGCGGCGAAAAGCCCAATAATATCAGTTGATTGCGAGAACTCACGGATTTGTGATTGCATTTCGATGCGCGAAGAGGCGCGAAGCGGACGCTGAAAAGCGCATTCGATCAAGCCATTGATATCGCAGCGGAATATAGGATTGCGCGCAGCGCATTCGGCGCGATTTGAGGCCGATCGGCCGCGCTCAACTACGCGAAACCAATGCGAAACAGATGATTTCTTCTGCGAAACGCCAAAATAGAGCAGAATATTCTCGTTTTTCAGCTTGACAAGTGGAAAAAGGTACTTTGAGAGGGGGTGGCACTGCGGGTGACGCGCGACGGCCTACGTCTGGTAGATAAAAATTCCAAAACGGCACTTTCTGTTCTCGAAATGGCTGAAGCTGAAGATCAGTCCGATATCCCATAAAATGCGATTTTCGTCCGTTTTTAATCACCGGAACTCGCTTTTCTGTCCGTTGTTCGTGAGGGAGATCGAAACACCCTCGAAAGAAACAATACGGACTGAGACCGTATGGCTCTCACGGGAGCCATCCAGTCATGATCGTCGTCGGCATCAAGGGCCTCATCGGGTCCGGCAAGTCCACCATCGCAAGATATCTGGTCGAGCGGCACGGCTTCACGCGGGGGCGATGGGCCGGCGCGCTGAAGGCGATGCTTCGCGCCTACCTGACCTATCGAGGGTGCCCGCCCGAGATCATCGAACGCATGATCGAGGGCGATCTGAAGGAAATCCCGACCGATTGGCTCGATGGTCGGTCCCCCCGGTACGCCATGGAAGGTCTCGGAAACGGCTGGGGCCGTGAATGGATGGGCAAGGGGTTCTGGATCGCGACCGAAACCGGCCGGATTGCCTCTGACCAGCCCGAGCGCGTCGTCTTCGAGGATTGCCGGCATTCCAATGAAGGTGATGCCGTCAGGCGTATGGGTGGTCGCGTTTGGGAGGTCTATCAGCCCGGTCAGGAGCCGCAGGATCACCACACCGAGCGGTCGCAGCGCGCGGTCATGCCGGACCACCTGATCGAAAACGTCCCCGGCTATCTCGCCGACACCTTCAGCCAGGTCGATCGGCTCGTTGCGCGGATGGTCGCGCGCCAGAGCGCGGCCGAGAACAGCCTGCCGGAGATGCAAGAGCAGCCGCGCCGCGATCTCGGCACTCCCGGTGCCGAATGCCCGACGTGCTGGAAGGACGAGAAGCCCAACTCGCGCACGCACCACGTCTGCACCGGCCAATGCGCCGAGGCGACGACTCTCGACCTGGTGACCGTCGCCAAGCTGGTGGAGCCCCGATGAAGCTCTCGCAGGCATACGATCTCGATCGTCTTACGAAGAAGCGCAACGAGTTGAAGGACGCGCGCCGGGTTGCAGATAGCGGCGAAGGTCTCGGCGTGACGATCCGAGGCACCTATCAGGACAAAGAGATGCTTGCTGCCGTGAAGGCGGCCGTCGTTGCCGAGTTCGACCGCCGCATTGATAAGATCGACTCCGAGTTGATCGAGATGGGCGTCGAGATCGACTATTAGCATGGGTAAGATCGTCAATCGCCAAGAGCTTGCGGACATCTTCGGCTACTCACTTCCGACGATCTCCGCATGGATCGACGATGGCTTGCCCGTGGAAACGCATGGCGGGCGCGGCAAGCAGTTCGAGTTCGATACTGAGAAGTGCCTGAAGTGGCTTCTCGCTCGCGAGCGTGCGGAGCGCAAGCAGAAGGCCGCCGCGTCGGTGGTCGAGGGTGATGAGTCAATCACCATCGACAAGGCACGCCTCCGCCATGAGATCGCCAAGGCGAAAACGGCCGAGATCGAGCTTGCGACGAAGATGGGCCTCGTCAGGCCGGTCTCGATGATTGCGCGCGTCCTGTCGAACGAGATCGCCAACGCGCGCGCTCGACTACTCGCGATCCCATCCAAAGCGCGTCCGATCATCCATCTGGCGGTCGGCGCGCAGGACAAGACGCAGAGGATCGTCAACGAAGTGGACAAGCTGATCCGTGAAGCGCTGACCGAGATCAAACTGTCTGTCGAAGAGCCGGTCAAGGAAACTGAAGAAGGCGATGAGTGATCAAGAGGGTGAGCAGGTAGTCCACATGAAGCCGTCCTGGCTTCGGTGGCCGCCGAACTGCTGCGAGACTTGCACCGGCTGGGAGAGGGTGTGCGAATGGGATGGTCGCTGCCGTCGCGCGGCCTCGAAGCATCACAACGACAAGACTGACGCGCGCCAGCGGTGTTCCGAGTTCAAGCGGAGGCCGGGCATATGAAGATGGCCGACATCGCGGTACTCGACGAATATGATCTCGATCCGTCGCACGAAGACGCTCTTCGTGCGACGCTGCGTGAGATCATTGCCCAAAGCTTCAGCCCGCCCCCGAAGCTAACGGTCTCGGAATGGGCCGACGAATTTCGCGTGCTGTCGCCTGAAGCGTCGTCGGAGCCGGGCAAATGGTCAACGTCGCGCGTCGAGCCCTCGCGTGGCATCATGGATGTCTTCGCTGATCCTGACATCGAGATCATCACTTGCATGGTCGCGGCGCAGACGGTGAAGACCGAAGTCATCAACAACGTGGCTGGCTTCCACGTCCATCTCGACCCATGTCCGATGCTCATCCTGCAACCGACGTTGCAGATGGCCGAAGCCTATTCGAAGGATCGTCTCGCACCGATGATCCGCGACACGCCAGAGCTTGCGGCAAAGCTCGGCAACCATGCGCGGGACTCCGAAGACACGATCCTTCACAAGAAGTATCCCGGCGGCCACATCACCATGGCCGGCGCGAACTCGCCCGCATCGCTCGCGTCGCGACCGATCCGCATCCTGCTTTGTGACGAGGTTGATCGCTACGAGGCGAGCGCCGGCAAGGAAGGTGACCCGGTTTCGCTTGCGATCGAGCGAACCACGACGTTCTGGAATCGAAAGATCGCGCTCGTCTCGACGCCGACCATTAAGGGCGCATCGCGCATTGAGGCGTCGTATGAGGAAAGCGATAAGAGGCGCTTCTTCGTCAATTGCCCGAAGTGCGGACACCTTCAGCATCTGCAATGGAAGCAAGTACGTTGGCCTGACGGCGCGCCGCTCGAAGCGAAGTATCATTGCGAGTACAGCGACCCGACGACGGGTGAATTGTGCGACCACGGATGGGATGAGGCCGAGCGCCTTCAGGCCATCGCTGGCGGCGTCTGGATCGCGACGGCGCCCGAGATCAAGGGGCACGCTGGCTTTCATCTAAATCGCATCGCGTCGCCGTGGCGAGCCCTCGGCGAGATGGCGCGTGACTTCATGCTCGTCAAGAAATTCCCCGAGCGTCTGAAGACGTGGGTCAACACTCGTCTCGCCGAGACCTGGGAGGATCGTGGCGAGCGCGCAAACCCGGATTCCATCTACGGCCGGCGCGAAGAGTACGACGCCAGCGAATTGCTGCCGAGCCAGGTCGGCGCAATTACGGCTGCGGCGGATATTCAGGATGACCGCTTTGAAGTCGAGTGGTGCGGTTGGGGCCAGGATGACGAAACGTGGTCGCTCGACTACAAGGTCTACTACGGCGACCCGACCTCTCCGGGGTTTTGGGAAATGCTCGATCACGCGCTGTTGCGGACGTTCAAACACCCGGCCGGTGTCGAGATGCGTGTCGAGGCGGCCTGCGTCGACTCCGGTGCTCACACGCAGCACGTCTACAACTTCGTTCGTCCGAGACAGATCAGGAAGGTTTACGCGATCAAGGGTATGGCAGGCCCCGGCCGGCCGCTCTGGCCGGCGAAGGGCACTGTCAACAAGGCCAAGCAGGTCACCGTGTTTGTGCTCGGCGTCGATCAAGGCAAGGACACGCTCTACAAACGGCTGGGCATTAAGGAGCCCGGTCCCGGATACTGCCACTTTCCGATGATCGAGCCGCCCTACGACAAGAAGCACTTCGAGGGGCTGACGGCCGAAAAGGCAGTCCTGAAGACCGACAAGAAGGGTTTCACCACCAAGGAGTGGTGCAAAGTCCATCAGCGCAACGAGCCGCTTGACGTTCGGGTCTACAACATGGCCGCGCGGCTCTCGCTGGGGGTCAACATGGAGCGGCGGCTCGCGGCCCTACGAGCGGCGGCTTCGGCCACCCTCAACCGGGCGCCGGCCACGGCTTATAGCCAGACCTCGGCGAACGACAATGTCAAGCAGGCGTATTCCGGCCGTAGGCGCGTTCGCAGTCGTGGTGTTGAATCTTAGCTGATCGGCCGCTAGATGATGAGCATGATGAACGGGGACGATATCAAGGCGGCGCGAACCAAGCTTGGGCGCGCGTGGAAGGTGGGCGGTGGCCCGCTGACCGCGCAAGAGCTTGTGCGCGCCCTCGGGCTCTCTGAGAGGCACGGGACCGACCACATCTACAACATGGAGAGTGGAAGTCGGCCGTGTCTGGAACGATCGAGATGTTGCTGCGCATCTATCTTGCCGGCGGCGTGCCACCCGACGATGTCGTTATTTTCGGCCCTGTCGAGCCGCGCAAAAAGGCGTCCTGAAAGGCGACCGGAACGATCTCTTCGAGGTGAGCCGCGTCCCGTAGCTTCGGGGCATGGCAAAGAGCGTCGAAGAGCAGCTTGAAGAAACCCTCGAATCGATCCGTCAGATCGAGAAGAGCGGTCAGCGCTACACGATCAAGGATCGTGAGCTTTGGCGTGGCGATCTGAAGGTTCTCGACCAGCGGGCGCAGCGCCTTGAGAAGGCGGCAAGCCGCTCCAAGAGCGGCGGCGTCAAAATCCAGCGGATTATCCCGCTGTGAAACCGCTCGCCCCCACTTTCACGGACCGCCTCTTGGCAAGCGTCGCGCCGCAGTTCGCGCAGCGCCGCTACCATGCGCGCCTGTCCTTCAACATGATGGGCCAATTTGCCGGTGCGCGTTCGAACCGCGCCGCTCTGAAGACGTGGCGCACCAACCCCGGCTCGGCCGACGCGGACACGCTCGGCGATCTGCCGACGCTGCGCGCCCGGTCGCGCGATCTTGGCCGCAACAACCCGATCGCGGTCGGCGCGCGCCAGACCTCGAAGAGCAACGTCATCGGCACCGGCCTGCGCGTGCGAGCGAAGCTCGATCACAAGCTTGTTGGCCTCTCTGAGGAAGCGGCAGAGACGTGGGAGCGTCGAGTCGAGACGCTGTTCGACCTTTGGGCGCAGTCCCGCGCGGCCGACATCACTCTGACGCAGAACTTCTATGAGCTTCAGGGGCTCGTCTTCAACGCGGTGTTCGAGTCCGGCGATGCGTTTGTTCTGCGACGCGCACCGAAGCGGCGAAGCATTGTACCGCTCGCGCTGCGTGTGCTCGAAGCCGACCGTGTTGCCACGCCCCAGGAGTTGCAGTCGGACTACTACATCCGGGACGGCGTCAAGATCGACGAAGACGGCGCGCCGATCAGCTATTTCGTGCTCAACGATCACCCCGGCGACTCGCCGAGCTACGCGCAGTACGGCTACCGGGAAGTCCCGGCCTTCGGCGCGAAGTCGGGCGAGCAGATGGTGCTCCACATTTTCGAGCGCCAGCGGCCCGAATTGAACCGTGGCATCCCCGCGCTCGCGCCTGTCGTCGAAATTCTGAAGCAACTCGATCGCTACAGCGAAGCCGAGTTGATGAAGGCCGTCGTGTCGTCGTTCTTCACCGTCTTCCTGAAGACGGACGGCGATGACGGCCTCGCCAGCGCGACGCCGCAAGGCGCATACCCCGGCTTCGGCGCGAATGAGATCACGATGGGGCCTGGCACCGTCGTCGATATCGGCGCGAGCGAGGAAATCCAGACCGCGCAGCCGGCGAACACGTCGAATTTCGACCCGTTTTTCAAGTCGGTCGTTCAACAGATCGGTGTCGCGCTGTCGATCCCGTTTGAACTGCTCATGATGCACTTCGAGGCGAGCTACAGCGCGTCACGGGCGGCTTTGGAGATGGCGGCGCAGTTCTTCAAGGACCGAAGGACCTGGCTTGTCCGTGCCTTCTGCGCGCCCGTCTACGAGTGGTTCCTCACGGATGCGATCAACGCCGGCCTCATCACGGCTCCCGGCTTCTTCAACGACCCCGTGCGCCGCGCCGCTTGGCTCGGTTCGCAGTGGATCGGACCGGCGCGGATCATTCTCGACCCGCTGAAGGAATGGAAGGCCGAGCACGCGGCCGTCGAACTTGGCGCGCGGACCATCGAGCAAGTCATCATGGAGCGTGGCGGCGACGACTTCGAGCAGACCACCAAGCAGCGCGCGCGCGAGCACAAGGCCCGCGCAGACGCGAAGCTCGAACCGGAAATTCTCGCACCCGAGGGGCAGTCTGCGCCGCCGCCGGCTGAAGAGAAGGGCTCCGAAAAGGGCGGCAAGGGCAAGAAGCCGGTCGCGCACAACGAGGACGACCAATGACCATCCGCAGCATGCGCAACCCGCTAATCTTCGACGCGGCTATCACCGCGAATTGGGCGATGGACGAAGCGGCGCTTCAGACGATCATCGAGATCGCCTCGCGTGAGAATCAGATCACGCCCGAAGCCCTCGAAGCCTATCGAGCCGGTGAGCTTGATCGCGCCGAGCGCGCGACGGTCCGCGACGGCGTCGCCATCCTCAATGTCGATGGCCCGCTGTTCAAGCGCGCCAATCTGATGACCATGTTCTGCGGCGCGACCTCATATGACGTGCTGCGTCGCGACCTTCAGGCCGCGCTCGACAATGCGTCCGTGCGGGCGATCCTGATCAACATTCATTCACCCGGCGGCGAAGCGGCCGGCACGTCAGAGCTTGCGCAGGCGATCTTCGACAATCGCGGCAAGAAGCCGATCCACGCCTACGCGGGTGATCAGGCGGCGTCCGCCGCTTACTGGATCGGTTCTGCCGCAGACAAGCTCTGGATCGGTCCGGCCGCCGCACTCGGCTCCATTGGCGTCCGCGCGGGCATCCAGGACACGTCCGGTCGCGACGAAGCGCGCGGCGTCAAGAACTACGAGTTCGTGTCGTCGCAGTCGCCGTTCAAGAAGATGGACCTGAATAGCAAGCAGGGGCGCGACCGCGTGCAGGCGCGCGTCGATGCGATGGCCTCTGTGTTCGTTGAGGCTGTCGCGAGAAATCGCGGCGTGACGATTGCGCATGTCCTCGAAGCATTCGGCAAGGGCGATGTCCTGATCGGCAAGGCGGCGATCGACGCCGGCATGGCCGATGGTCTCGGCACTTTCGAGTCCGTTCTCGCGAGCCTGGCTCGCGGTGAAGAGTTCACGTCCCTTGTGGGATTCAACCCGGCCGCAATCGGCCAGCAAGCAGAGGTAAAGATGACCGACGAAGAGAAGGCCGCGTTCGAGGCGAAGATTCGTGCCGACGTGAAGGCGGAGAACGAAGCCAAGGCAGAGGCCGACGCCGAGGCCAAGGCAAAGGCTGATGCGGAAGCAGCCGCCATCGCTGCGACCGACCCGGTCGCCATCGAGCGCAAGCGTGTCGCCGACATCTTCGCCCTGACCCTGCCGGGCTACGAGCAGGCGGCGCAGAAGGCGATCGAAACGGGCTCTTCGGCGCACGACTTCTCGGCGATGATCATCACCAGTGAGAAGGCGAAGCGTACCGAGCGCGCCGCCGCCGTGCAGGAAGACACCGAGGCGAACGCCGAAGTGCATCCCTCGACCGGCGCGGAGAAGGCGACGGGCGACGATGCCGCAGTCAACGCAATTCTCGGCGCGTTCAAGCTCGCGACCGGCAACTAAGGAACCCGACAGTGGCACACTTCAAGGATGAAGGCCCGTTCGTACCGAAGCAGTTCGTGCTCGGTCATCACCGCGCTCGCAAGGTGGTGATCAAGTCCGGTGCGGGTGCTCTCAAAGCCGCGACCGTGCTCGGCCAGATCACCGCCGACAAGAAGTACGTCAAGTCGCTCGCGGCGGCGGAGGATGGCTCCCAGGTCATCGATGCGATCCTGGCCGACGATGTCGATGCCACGTCGGCCGACGTGGAGGCCATCGTCTACATCGCCGGCGAGTTCGATCAGGATGCTCTGATCCTCGGCGCCGGCCACACCCTCGGATCAATCGACGCGACCTGCCGCGACAAGTCGATCTGGCTCGTAAAGCCGATGGGCTAACCGAGATCGTCACGGAAGCAAAACGGAAAGCCCAACATGGACCTCTTTAGCACCACCGCACTGAATCGTGTCGTCGAGGAATTGCCGCTCAACCCGGCGTTCTTCCTCAACACGTTCTTCACCACCGTCGAGACCTCGACCACCGAGGACGTGAAGTTCGACAAGGTCAAGGGCCGTCGCCTGATCACCCCGTTCGTCAGCCCCATCGTGGCCGGCAAGGTGGTCCGCGAAGCCGGCTACGAGACCAAGTCGCTCGCGCCGGCCTACCTCAAGGACAAGCGCGTCTTCAAACCGGCAGGTCAGTTCAAGCGCCGCGCTGGCGAGAAGATCGGCGGCTCCCTGACGCCGGAACAGCGCCTCGCGGCCTCGATCGCCTTCAGCATCAACGAGCAGTTGGTGATGTGGACGCGCCGCCTCGAAGTGATGTCGGCTGAGGTTCTGCGCACCGGCAAGGCAATCCTCGAAAGCGACGACTATCAGCGTCAGGAAGTGGACTTCGGCCGGCATCCCGACCTGTCGATTGTTCTGACCGGCGACGATCGGTGGTCGGACGACGCGGTGAATCCGCTCGATGACATCGAGGATTGGGGTCAGGCAATCTTCGACCATTCGAGCCTCGTCTGCCGCGACGTGTTCATGGCGAGCGACGTGTGGCAGACGATCCGCGACAAGATGGCCGGTCCTGACACCGATGCTATCGCCCGATCGATGCGTCTTCAGATCGATCGCACCGCGAACGCTCTGACTGCCGGGCGCGCGGAACTCGGTCCGATCATCATCACGCCCGGTATCCGGCTGGTCGCGGTGTTCGGCGATTACCGTCTGTGGGTTCACGCCGACAAGTACACCGACCCGCTGACCGGCGAAGAAACCGACGTGCTGCCGGCGGGCGAGATCGTCATGGCGTCGCGCGAGATCGAGGGCGTCCGTCATTTCGGCGCGATCCTCGACCTGAAGGCCGGCCTCCAGCCCCGCGACTTCTTCGTGAAGTCCTGGGAAGAGGAAGACCCGAGCGTGCGCTACATGCTCGGTCAGTCGGCCCCGCTGATCGCGCCGTACCGCGCGAACGGAACCCTCGGAGCGAAGGTGAAGTGATGCCCGTCTATCGTGGCCTCGTAACGATCAAGCGTGACGGGCGGTATCATCCGCCCGGCTCGCTGCACGATCTGAGCGAAGACGAAGCGAAGGGCCTCGGCCCCTCGCGCGTCGTCCTCGCGCCGGATCAGGCTTTGGCGTTGGCGGATATCGCCGCCGACGCCGAAGCGCGAATGACGACGTTCTGCCCGCTTGGCGATCTGTCTGTGACGGATTCGCCCCCCACGCCGCCCTCTGTCGTCGTTCCTCCCGCCGACGAACAGAAGGGTGGCGTGGGTGATCGCATCGCTGACATCAAGGCGGCCTTCGATCTGCTCGATCCCGACAGGGACTACTTCAAGTCCGGCAAGCGGGTCGGCAAGCCGAAGCAGAAGCCCGTCGAAGAGATCGTTGGTTTCGACATCAGCGATGCCGATATCGACGCCGCCCTGGCGCTGGCCGAAAGCGGGCTGTAATGCCCGTCGAGACCGACGACGATCTGCTGATCTTCCTCAACACCGACGAGTTCGGTGTTGAGGCTCAGTACCTCTCGCGCGTTCCAGGTGCCGTGCCGAAGCCGATCCCCGGTCACTTCGATGACGAGGGCAGCAACTGGAATCCGAATCGGTGGACCGGCACGCAGTATCAGCAACAGATGGGCGCGAGCATCACGTCATCTGGCCCGACATTTCTCTGCCGCACGTCCGATCTCTACAAGGGCGGTCGCCAGAATGAGACCCTGACCATCAATGATCAGGTCTACCGGATCGAGGACAAGCGCCCCGATGGCACCGGCATGACCGTGCTCTTGCTCATGGCGAACGACTGAGATGGCACATCCCCGCAGGCTGATCCGCACCGCATTCAGAGACTTGCTTGCGACACCCTCGGCCGGCGGCGAGTTCCACACGCGAGCGCAGGGGCGCGTCTATGCCAGCCGTCTTCAGCCGGTGACGGAAGAGGAACTGAAGGAGGATGGCCCGGCTATTCTCGTCTACGCGCGCATGGACAAGACCGACAAGGATAGCGACTACGGCCCCGATGGGGACAACAGCCTTGTCGAGCGCGAACTGATCCTTGTCACCGAAGGGATGATGGTCGCCAACTCACTCACGGTTGACGACGATCTCGACGACTTTGCGCAAGAGATGGAGACAGCGATCCAGGACTTCATGATCCCCGGCCTTGAGTCGGCGGTCATTCGTCTGATCGAGGCCGACATCGACGTTGTGACTGAGCAGGTCAAACGCCCGATCGGGGCCATCGGCCTCGTTTGGAAGGTGAGGTATTGGACCGCATGGCGCCCCCGCGCGACTGCGAACGACCCCGACGCGGCCATGGCCGACTTCCTGGCGGGGCGCTGACATGAAGTTCCTGCGCGACCCGGCGAGCACTGGCGGCGTGAGCGATCCTGAAGCGACGGACATCGATCGTCGCGCACAGGACGTTGTCAAGTTCGGCCGCATCAAGAAGGTGGACTACAAGCGCAAGCCGCCGGCCTACCGCGTCGAGATCGGTGACGAGAAGGATGAGGACAACTACATCCTGACCGACTGGCTCCCCGCGACCGGCGCGCGCGCCAAGGGCGACCGTGAGACCCACTACCTCGAAGTGGGTGAGAAGGTCGCGCTGCTGTGTGAAGGCGGCGAGCTTGCGACCGCCTACGTCATGCCGGCGGGGCAGTACACCGAAGAGGAAGAAGAGAAGGAAACGACCGACAAGGCTGGCGTTTGGAAAAAGGTGTTCAAGGACAAGGGCGAAATCGCCTACGACAGGGAGAGCCACACCTGGAACATCGACGGCACCAAGGACGGGTCGGTAACGATCAAGGCCGGTGGCTGCGAGATCATCATGAAGGACGGGAAGATCACGCTGAAGGCGAAGCATGTCTTTGTCGATGCCAGTGAGAAGTTCGAGTCCAAGACCGACAAGTCGCATCACACGGTCAATACCGAGTTCAAAACGGCCGGCGACGGCAGGACTTTCCTCGGGCTCGACGACGTGAACGAGCGGATCGACATCAAGGTCAACACCGAGGCTGGCCCGGCGAAGAAGACTTTCGCCAAGACGTAAGTGGGGAGGGCCAAACGGGCTCGTTCCGACCCCCACTTCGCGGCACGGTACGTGGTATGGCGACCATTGACCGCAACACCGGCAAGCTTCTCGAAGGCATCGACGATGTCTGGCAGTCGCTTGCCGTCATCCTGTCAACCGCGCTCGCGTCACTCGTTATGGCGCGGGACTTCGGGTCGCTGATGCCGCGCCTTGTTGACCGCGCCGTCTCGCAGGTCACGCTCATTGAGTTCTATGCGGCCGTTCCCGAGGCGATCAATCGGATCAGTCCCGAGTCGCTGATGGCTGAAGAGCCGCGCTTTCGCGTCGTGCAGATGAAGCTCGCCGGTATGACCGACACCGGCCATGCGGAGTTCGACATCGATGGCATCTACTACCCGCGCGGCCATCTCGGCGATTACTCCGAAGCCCGCGATGCACAGAACCGCATCGTTGTGGCGAACAATATCGTGACCGGGAGCTATGTCTAATGGACGCGCCGCTGCCCAATTTTTCGCTGCCGGTTATCGAGCGCGAGCCCGCATTCCAGTCGCTCTTTGATGAGCGCCTGACGCAGATGCGTGGATTGCTCACAACGGCCGGGATCGATTGGGATACGTGGATGCTTCGCTCCGATCCCATCAACAATATGTGCCGGCATGCCGCCTACGGCGACCTTCTCTACGTCACGTCGCTCAACGATACGTTCCGCGCGACGCTGCTCGACTTCGGCCAAGGCGCTGACCTTCTCGCGCAGGGCACCGACTGGAATTTGTCGCCGTTTCCCGACGAATCGATGGACGATTTCCGTCGTCGCCTCCGCGAGACCAAAAAGGGGCAGGGCGGCTTCACCGAGAATTGGTACAAGCGCTTCGCCTTCGATGCTGACCCGCGCGTGGCGGACGTTGGCGTTGCCGGCGACGGCAAAGGCGGCGTCAAGGTCTCGATCCTCTCGACGGAAGAGGGCGGCGTCGCCAGCGACGATCTTCTCGCAGTCGTTTCGGCGGCGCTCAATCGGCCGAATGTCCTTGGCGACAACGATCACGTCGCTGTCGTGCGCGCGGTGATCCGCGTCATCAACGTCGAAGCCGACGTGTGGCTTCTGCCCGAGGCGTCCGACGACGAATACCAGAAGGCCGAAGACCGCCTGAAGGCCGAGTTCGCAGCCGCGCGACGCCTTGGGTGGGATTTCACGGGCGACTTTATCATCGCTGCGCTGCGCACTACCGGCGTCCGGCGGATCAGAATGCTCTCGCCGGCCGCTGATGATCATGTGAACGTCGATGCGAACGAGGCTGTGGCGCTTGGGTCGATCAAGATCAATCGCAAGGGTCGGGCCTACTGATGACCGACCTTATCGACATCGTCCCGCGCTCGGCATCGCCGGTTGAACGCGCTGCCGTGCAGACGGTGGACTCGCGCGCGCGTCACCGCGCTCATGCTCAGTCGATTGTCGATGTCCGCTATCTCGACGTGATCCCGGAAGACATCCTGCCGTGGTTGCTGCGCCATTGGGGCCTTGAGGACGCGGCTGCGTTCATGGCCGACCATCAGCGCCTCTATCGCGAGGGAAAGCACTGGCAGACCGTCCGTGGCCGCGTGGAAGCCTATCAGATCATCTTCGATTGGCTGGCCCTCAATGGCGTCTACGAGCGCGGCGATCATGGCGATGAACGCTGGGGCCTGTTCCAAATCGGTCTGGATGGCGAGCCGACGTTCGAGCAACTGATCAACCTGATCGGCCTCGCAAACCTCTCCAAGCGCGCGTCAAGCGTCCTGGGGCGCGTCTACGGCGGCTACGACATCCGACCGATGCGGCTCGACATGATGCGCCTCGACGGCGCTCTGCTCGATGACTGGTCGGGCGTTTACCTCGACGGCATCAAGCCGAAGCTCTCGTTCGGCAGGCAGCATGGCGAAGAGATCAGCTTCGGCGTGCACGTTTCCGGCGGCGGCTTCGGCATGATCTCTGGAACCGCCCGCTTCGAGGAAGGCTTCGTCCTCGATCGCTCGCCGCTCGATGGCGAAGTGCTTGAGCCGTCAGTAGTCGCGATTCAAGCCGCGTTGTCGGGCGAAACCATCGACCTTGCCGACGACGTTCTGATGCCGTGGCCGAACGGACGATGGCCGGCGCTGGCTTGGTCAAACTTTGAACCTTTCACCATCTATGGAGGCCCCGATGGCACTTCTGGTCAATAGCGGACGCGCCGGTTTGGCGGCTGCACTCAAGGCCCGCGCGATGTACTTCGCGTGGGGACGTGGCGCTGCGTGGTGGGGCCAGACGGACGTAAAGAACAAGACGTTCTCTGGCTCGCCGGAACGCTTCACGCTCGATCATGCGCCCGTCGAGTCGCTTTCCCTTGTCGATCCGAATAGTTCGCAGGTCTATGAGACTCCTGCGGACTACGTCTTCGACCCCAACTCGGGCATCGTTTCGCGCGTCAACGGCGGTGGTATTGCGCCCGGCGCGACCGTGCAGGCGCAGGCCGTCTATGGCACCACGGCGCTCGGCTCGGGAGAGACCGCTTTGGTGAATGAAGTTGGCCGCCGCGTTGCAACGAGCGTGGAGTTTGTCGTTCCTGATCCGAGCGGCAACATCTACACGCCGGGCGGCGAGAGGTGGACGGTCTCCGCGGTGGCGACCCGCTATCTCTACGTCGCAGCGCAGTTCGATTTCCTCGAAGCCGCAGACGAAACGATCCGTGAAGTTGGCATTTTCGTCGATAGCGTTCGCGCCGAAGGGGTGCCTGAAGGGCAACTGTACTTGACTCCCGAAGATGTCGCCGAACCGGGATACTTGCTCTTGCTCGATCGCTTCGCCGGCATCTCTCGGTCCCCGAGTTCCCGGCAGGGCTTCTCTTACGTTTTGGTGATTTGATGGCCGACGCTCGCGACCAACTGCCCGCCTATCAGAATACGTTCATTCGCGAGAAGGGGTTTCAGCGACTCGCGTTCCACTACGATCGCTTTCTGACCGCGAACGAAATGAACGTCGCGCAGGAAATCGGTGCGGATCGCGTGAAGAACATCGCTGACTCGTTCTGGCGCGACGGCTCGCTCGTCAGCGGCGGCGCGATCAATCTCAGTCCCATCGCCGATGCCATGGTCACCGCGAAGCTTGCGGCGGCGAAGGTCTACATTCGCGGCGCGGTGCATGACATCGAAGCCCGCGACATCGTCGTGTCGGCCATCGGCACCGTCGTTGTCGGCATCCGACTGCGCACCTACACCGTGAGCTATGAAGACGATCCGACCCTCAAGGGCATGGCACCTGGCACCCGTGCGCAGGGCGAGCCGGGCGCGTCGGCGCTCGTCATGAAGGGGCGCTGGGGTTTCGATGGCGACGGCGAGGATGGCGACTTCTTCCCGATCTACACCATCAAGGACGGCGAGCTTGAAACCGTGCCCGTCCCCGGCATGGACGACGCATGGGCGAACCTTCTGGCGCGCTATGACCGGGAAGCGCATGGCGGCTACGTCGTCGAGGGCTTCAAGGTGCAGGCCATTGGCCTCGAAAACGGCAAGCAGGTCTTCACCGTTTCGGAAGGCACGATCAACGTCTACGGCTACAAGCGAACGCGGCCTGCATCGTATCGTTTGCGTGTGGACGAAGAGCCGGAAGTGATGCTGCTCGATGACGAGCCGCATGCTGTCAGTTCGGGTCTTCAGACGATCATCGTTCGCTTCGCGCCGATCGCCGAAATCGTCGAGGTGACGGTCATCGCCGAAAAGACCGTGACGCTGACGCACGGCTCGTATACCGGCGTGTCCGACGCGCTTCCCGATCCGACTGTGCTCTCGATCCGCAAAGTCAAGCAGGGTGGCACCGTCTATGATGCGGCGACCAGCTACAAGCTGACCGGCGCGTCCATCGATTGGTCCCCGGCCGGCCCCGAGATCGCGCCTGGCTCAACCTACCAGGTCACGTATCGCTACCTGACCAACGTCACCCCGACGAACATCCAGCGCGACCGCTTCGACATCACCGGCGCCGGCGACGACACGACTGCGTTCGTGAAGTATCGGACGAAGCTGCCGCGCTTCGACGCCGTCGTGGCCGATCAGAATGGTGCGATTTCGTACCTGAAGGGCATCTCGTCCCTGTACGCCCCGCAGGTCGTGGTCGTGCCTTCGACCCTGCACAAGCTGGCCGATATCGAGAATCAGTGGGGCCTTGTCCCGAACGTGCGCCAGGTCGCGACCGTTCGGATGCCGTTCAACGACCTGCGCGGCCTCGAAAACATGGTGGGCGACCTCTACGCGCTTGTGGCCGAAGAGCGCCTTCAGCGCGACGTGGACCGCAAGGAGGTGACCGCCAAGCGCGGCGTGTTCGTGGACCCGTTGATCGACGACGACATGCGCGACCAGGGCATCGCTCAGTCTGGCGCGATCTTCAGCGGCAAGCTGTGGCTCCCGATTATCCCGACGATCACCAACCTGCCGGTTGGTACGACGACGCTTGCCTACACCGAAGAGAATATCTTCGAGCAGCGGCAGATCACGGGCGAGACGAAGATCAATCCCTATCAGGTCTTCGGTCCGCCCGCGACCGATGTCACCCTGAATCCGTCCGTCGATCTCTGGACCGACACGGTGGACATCTGGACTTCGGTCAGCACGTCGCGAACCGTGCGCGCCTTCTTCGGCACGCACGTCGGCAATATGTTCATGGGCGCGACCCAGGCCGTTGTCGATCGCGTCACGTCGTCGAATACGGTGGCGCAGGAAACGATCCGCACGCGCAACGTGACCTTCACCGTCAACAAGTGGGGCTTCAACGAGCTTCTGAAGTCGGTCAAGTTCGACGACATCGACGTGACCCCGGCCGGCCCGATCCGCGCCGACGCGAACGGAACGCTCACATCATCGTTCGACATCCCGGCTGGCGTCCCGGTCGGCGTGAAGCACGTCGCCTTCGAGGGCGTCGGCGGGTCGAAGGCCAACGGGCTTTATACCGCCTACGGCTGGACGACGACTGTGATGAACGAGCGTTCCTTCATCACGACGTTCTGGTACGAGTCGGACCCGCTCGCGCAGACCTTCCGCTTGCCCGAGCCGCGCCAGGTTCTCGGCGTGGATGTGAAGTTCACGAAGATCGGCGACCGCAACAAGCCGGTGCGCATCCAGATTCGCGAAGTCGAACTCGGCATTCCGACCGAGCGCGTCGTCGCGGAATCGATCATCGACATGCACAACGTCACTGCCATCGACCCGCTGTCGGTCGCACCGCGCACGGAAGCTGATTGGACCTTCGCTCCCTTCGAGCGCGCCACGACGCTGCGCGAAGACCGCAGCTACTCGATCACGGTCCTGACCGAGGATGGCGAGCACTCTGTCGCAATCGCCGATCTCGGCGGCTTCGACCAGATCAACGGATGGGTGACGAGCAACGCTTTCACGGCCGGCACCTTCCTCGACGGATCGGATGCCCGCACTTGGCTTCCGAAACCCGGTCGCTCGTTGACCTTCCGGCTGCGCGGCGCGCGATTCACGCCGACCACGCGCACCATTGAAGTCGGCGATCTGGCGGTCGTGAACTGTTCGGACCTCATGCCGCTGCTCGTTGCCGAGCGGCCCGAGAACACGGCTATCGAAGTCGAGTTCGAGGCTCCGAACGGCGCGAAGTACATCACCGGGCCTTCGGTCAACATCCAGCTTCCGTCTGCCATCACCGGCACGCTGAAAGTGCGCCTTCGGCTGACCGGCTCGGCGACGTTGGCGCCGCAGATGCTCCCCTACATCCAGGTCGTGGCCGGCGCGATCCAGTCTGAGGGCGACTACGTCAGCCGCGCTTTCGATGCGGGCGCCGACTCGAAGGTCCGCCTGATCCTCGACGTGTATCTGCCCTCGACCGCGAGCTTCGCCGCCAACATCCAGACCGCAGTCGGCGGCGATGGGTTGCCGGTGTGGTCGGCTGTGAATGCGCTGACGCTGGAAAAGGCGACGCCGCTCGGCGACGGATGGGAAGAGCGGCAGTACATGCTCGACCACGTCAACTCTCCGATCACGCGCGCGAAGATCAAGATCACGGGTGGCCCCGCCGCTCGGTCGAACGTGCGCAACATCCGCTGCGTCGCGGTCAAGTCCACCACGGGAGCGTAAGCCATGGCTGACGAGATGACCGCGCGCGGCTACCCGCTGCCGAACCCCGACAACATTGCGCGTGAGGATGCCACTCGCATCCGCAACGCCATCCAGGCAATCGACAACGATCTCGCAGTGATCGAGGCTGACATGGCAAACAGCGGCCTGTCGGCCACTGAAAGCCGAGCAGGTCGGGTACAACTCGCGACGCAGGAAGAAGCGGCGGCGGGCTCGGCAACGGACGTTGTGCCGACTGTGAAGCGGGTGCGTGACATGATCGTCGCGCTGCTCGATGTCCTCGAAGCCACGGTCAACACGCTGTCGGATCGGACTACGGCCGACAAGGGTGTGCTGCAATCTGCAATCAACGCGCGCGCCAGCGAAACCACCGCCGCGCTCGCGGCTCGCGCCCTTCTTGCTGGCGGGCAGTCACTCACGGGTGGCTTCAGCGGAAACACTCCCGTCATCGACGTGAATGCCGGAACCACGTTCACGCCGAATCCGCATCTTGGCAATGTGCAGGCGATCAAAGTCCACGGCGCTCATACGATGGTGCCGCCGGCCGTCAGTGCGTGCACGATGGTTCTTCAGTATTTCAACCACCAATCCGGCGGTGTGACGCTGTCTGGATTTACGAAGGTGACCGGCTCCACGATGGTTCCCAACATCAACAAGGGCTACTTCCTCTTCATCACCAAGTCAGCGGCGTGGTGCCACTTGCATATCGTGGCGGTCAACTGATGTTCCCCTTCGCAACCATTTGCCCCGGAAACTCGAAGCCCTTGCCGTTCGCATTCAGCAATGTCGCGAACGTCGCGGTGAATAAGCTTTGCTACAGCAACACGATCGTTCCGACCGGCTACGATAGTCAGGCGGTGGTGATCCCGAATGGCTGCGAGCATTGCATCGCCGGCCGGGCTTGGTCGGGCGGTCCCGCAATGATCAATCCCGGCGAGAGCATTGCCATCCGCGCGACTGCGGCGGGCGCGTGGTCTAGCTCGCGCTCGGTATCGATTTCGATCGACACCACGACGACGTCTTGGGTGATCACCACTGCAAATGTGACGGGCGGGACGTGGAGCACAGGCTGGACTACCGGGGAATGGGACATTTACACGCCCGCCTTCTTCAACTGGTTCCGCGTACAGGGCTGGGGCTCTGGTGGCGGTGGCGGTGGTGGCGGTGGTGGTGGTGGCGTCCTGGGGCCGGGTGGCGCTGGCGGTGGCGGCGTTGAAGGCGGCTACACGCGGTTCGCCGACGGTCCTTATGCCCTCGGCGGCATGGGCGGTGGTCCGGGTGGTGGTGGTTACTACTCCGGAAACTACAATGGTGCCGACGGTGGCGGTGGTGATCCCGGCACTGGTGTCGGCGGCGATGATAACACCTACGCTGGCGATCACGCAGCCGGCGGTGCTGGTGGCGGGGGCGGCGGGCCGGGCGGCGGTGGCATGGGTGGTAGTGGCATGGGTGGTAGTGGTGGCTACGGTGGGGCCGGCGGACGGGGTGGCTCGGGTGGCTACTTCATCAAGACCTACTATTGGGGCCAAATCAACCCGAGCTACCCGTATCATGTCGCTGTCTTTCCTCCGGGCATTGGCGGTGGTGGCGGTTATCCTTCGACGAATAGTTACGCTGGCGGCGCTGGTGCCGGCGGAGCTTACGGCCGAATGTATATCGATTGGGGATAGAACATGCAGAAGAATGGTTACGCTTTGGTGCGCGACGCTGATGGCGCAGAACTCGATTGGTGGGAGATGATCCCGCCTCGGATCGATGTTCCCGGCACGACGATTGTCGCCTTCGGCGCGGACGAGACCTGGCAGTCCGATGAGGGCTATCATCTCGCGCCGAGCACGCGCGAGTTTGCGGACCCGCCTGATCTCGATCCGACGCTTCCCGCGCCGCTCGCTCCGATCACTCGCCGGCAACTGTTGCTCGAACTGAAGTCGCGCGGACTCATCACGGCACAAGAAGCGATTGCGGCGGCGACGAGCGGAGTTGTGCCCGCATCGGTGCAGGCCGTGTTTGACTTGTTCCCTGAAGCCGATCGCGACGAAGCGGTCATCACTTGGGCGACGATGTCGCAAGCCGAGCGTGGTCACCCGATTGTGCAAGCGTTGCAGGCGGTCTGGCAGTACCCCGACGATGAGCTTGACGCGCTCTTCCGGTCGGCGTTGTTGCGCTAACAAGAGATACCGAAACGGTCCCGACACGTAGTTAGTCGCTCACTAAGCTTCTCTCAATCCAAAGATCGAGGATTGAGAGAAGCAAATGTCCCTGACCGATTTCCTTCACGGCGTCGAGACTGTCGTCGTTGACCGTGGCCCCAGGCCCATCCAGACCGTCCGCTCGTCCGTCATTGGATTGATCGGTACTGCACCCGCCGCGAACGACGTGGCATTCCCCCTCGACAAGCCCGTGCTCGTCAACCGTCGTCAGGCGGCGGCGATGATCGGTAGCGACGGCACCCTGCCGCAGGCCATCGACGCGATTTACGATCAGGGCGGCGCCCTCATCGTGGTCGTGCGTGTCGAGCAGGTCGAGGACGAAAACGAGCAGATGTCGAAGATCATCGGCGGTGTCGATGCCATTACCGGCGAGTTCACCGGCATTCACGTCTTCCGAGCGGCTGAAACCGAGTGCGGCGTCTCGCCGATGATCCTGATCGCGCCGGGCTTCACCCATCAGCGCCCGATCGGCGTGAGCGGCCACATCGTCACCGCCGCCGGCACCACGGACTACACCACGGCGAGCGTGATGTTCGCGGGCGGCGGGCAGGGCGCAGTGCTTCCGCAGGCGACCCCGATCATCGTGAACGGCAAGTTCACGGGGCTCGACTTCACGACGCTCGGCTACGGCATCACCGCCCCGGTGACCGCGACCATCGGCGGCGACGGCGCTGGCGCAACCGTGACGATCCAGACTGGCGCAGCCGCCAATCCGGTTGTCTCGGAGATGAAGCAGATCGCCGACGCGCTGAAGGCGCACATCATCGCCGATGGTCCCTCGACCACGGATGCCGCCGCCTTCGCGTATCGCAACGACCACGGCACCCGCCGCGTGTTCGTCGTCGATCCGAAGGTGTCGGGCTGGTCGGTGAAGAGCAACACCTATGCGGTGGAGCCGGCATCGCCGCGCGTCGCCGGCCTGATCTCGCGCGTGGACAACGAACTCGGGTTTTGGGAGTCGCCGTCCAACAAGGAAGTCTACGGCATCGGCGGCCTCGCGCGCCCGATCGACTATGCGTATGGCGACAAGAACAGCCGTGCGAACATCCTCAACGAAAATCAGATCGCCACGTTCATCCGCGACGACGGCTGGTATCTGTGGGGCAACCGCACCTGCTCGGCAGACGAGAAGTTCGCGTTCCTGTGCGTCTCGCGCACGAGCGACATGATCGATATCTCGATCGCCAAGGCGCATCGCTGGGCCGTGGATCGCTCGATCACGAAGAACTACTTCGAGGACGTGACGGCGTCGGTCCGCGCCTACCTGCGTCAGTTGAAGACGCGCGGCGCGATCCTCGGCGGTGATTGTTGGGTCGATCCCGAGTTCAACACCGAAGCCGACATCACCCAGGGTCATGCGACCTTCTCCTACGACTTCACCCCGCCGTATCCGGCCGAGCGCGTGACCTTCCGGTCGCATCTCGTCTCCGACTACATCCGCAACCTCTTCGCATAACGGGGAAGACAGATGATCCCGCGCGTACTTCGCAACTTCAACACCTTCGTGAACGGGACCGGCTACGCCGGTCGCGTTTCCGAAGTCGAACTCCCCGAGCAGGCCATCAAGACGGAAGAGCATCGTGGCGGCGGCATGGACGGCTCGGTCGAGTTGGACATGGGACTCGAGACCATGACCGCCAAGCTCACGTTCGCCGAATACAACCCGGCGATCATGGGTCTGTGGGGCAACATGGATGGCAACGCCGCCCGCGTGCAGCTTCGTGGTGCCCTTCAGCGGGACGGTGAAACCGCCGTTCCGATGATCGTCGAGATGCACGGCGGCTTCAAGACCAGCACGCTTGGCTCTTGGAAGGCCGGCGATCTTTCGAACAACGAGATCGAGATGTCGGTCCGCTACCTGAAGATTCAGATCGCGGACACCGTCGTCACCGAGATCGACATCGACAACATGGTTCGCGTCGTCAACGGCGTGGATCAGTTGGCGTCCATTCGCGCAGCGATGGGCATGTAACCCGATCGGCCGTGTGCGCCTCACAACGCACGGGCCGGTCTATTTCTCTCAACTCATGAGCGGGAGCTTTGAAGTCTGATGAATGCTGACACCAAGAAGAACTACGATGCGCGAGCGGCGGCCGAAGTCCCCCTCGAATACCCGGTCGTCGTCGATGGCGTGAAGTACAAGGCGCTGACGATGCGGCGGCCGAAGACCAAGGACTCCAAGATCGTTGCTGCGTCGCGCGGTGACGACATGGCGAAGGGTATCCTGCTTCTGGCGAACCTCTGCAATGTCGCCCCGAACGTGATCGAAGAACTCGATGAGGTCGATACCAAGTCGCTGGGCGATCAGCTTGAAGCTTTTCGTGGGGGTCAGTTGAGCTAAGCGATCTTCGCAAGGCGATACTGACCCTGATCCGACTCACCAAAGGCGGCGTCTCGATCAGCGAAGTCGAGGAAATGGACTTCGACGATTTCCTCGGGTGGCTTGAAGCTGCGGCAGCGCTTCAGGCCGACATCAACAAGGCGCAGGCTAAGGGCAAGTAGATGGCGACCAGCTTCTCCGTATTTGTGAACATCGGGGGCAAGGTCAACCCGAGCCTAGCAGCCGCCGTGGCCGCGACGAAGACCCAAGTCAATAGCTTGGGCGCTTCGCTCGCGGGTATCGGCCAGCGCGGCGCTGCGCAGTTCGCGGCCCTCAATCGTTCCGTCGATGCGACGGCGAAGCGCTTCGAGAAACTTCAACAGAAGGGCCGTGACGCGGCGCTGGCGATCACGATGCCTAGCGCATTGGTCGCGCGAAGCGGTGCGTCGATTGTTTACGGCTTCGAGAAGGAACTCAACAAGACTCAAGCGTATGGCGAACTGTCCGATGAGCAGCTTAAGCGCATCGGAAACAACGCGCGTGAGATGGCCCGGCTCGGGCTTGCCGGCGCGAAGGATGCGGTCGAGCTTCAGCGTCGGTACATTCAGGCCGGTCGGTCAGTTGACCAGGCCATTGGTATGTCGCGACCGACGCTTAACTTCTCGCTGTACGGCGACGTTGAGCCGGCGAAAGCCGCTGACGTTATCACTTCGGTCGCCGCCGCATATCAGAAGCCGATGGAGACGCTTGAGCAGGCGAGCCAGGTTGCGACCCGGATCGGCGACGTGCTCGCAAAGGGCGCGAACATCTCGCGAGCCGACGTGTCCGACTTCGCGGAAGGCTTCAAGTACGTCGCCCCGCTGGCGCACAAGGCGGGCATGTCGATCGAGCAGGTAGCCGCTGCCATCGCGACGATGAATCAGAACGGCCTCAAGGGCAACGAGGCCGGCGTCGCGTTGCGCTCGATGCTGATCCGTATGGTGAGGCCGACCGCAGCCGCGCGCGCCGCGCTGGAAGCCAATGGGCTGTCGTTCGAGCAGTTTACCAACAAATGGAAGAAGTTCGACGGCAACGGCTTGCAGGGCGTTCTCAACTTGAACGGCATTAATGTGAACAAGTCCCTCATGGACAAGGTCACGAATGCCGTCAAGGACATGGACCCGCAGACGCAGGCGAAGCAGATTCGTGAGACGGTCACGAAGATGCTTGTCGAGGGCATGAAGCTGAAGGCGCGCGACGGCAAGGTAGTTGCCAGCACGATTTCAGGCTTCCTCGGCAATATGGCCGAAGAGGTTGACGCGGACGCCATGATCCGCGCTCTCGAAGAGAAGGGCGTCAGCCTCGGCAAGCTCGCTAATCTGTTCGACGTTCGTCAGGGAGCCCGGCTCTCGACGCTGTTCTCGGGCGACTTGTATCAGAACCTCTTGGGCCAAATCCTCGATCCGAAGACCGATGGCGCGTCCGCGCGTGGTGCCGCGACGATGTTGAAGGGCATCGTTGGGGCTGTGATGCGGTTCAAGGGCGCATGGGACAACCTCTGGATCAGCATCGCCCGATCCGGCGTGCTCGACGTTGTCACGGATGCGCTTGAGCGGATCGCGAAGGCGATGGACGATCTCGGCAAGTCGAGCCCGGCGGCGTTGAAGCTCGGCGTCGGCCTGGTCGCGGCTGCGGCGGTGGCTGGACCGTTGCTGTTTGTCCTCGGCGCGATCGGTCGCCTCGGCGCATTCGCCTTCAAGGGTGTCGCCGCAGGGCTTGCGCTTCTGTTCGCGCCGCTTCGTTTGGCGGCGGTCGCTGTTGTGGGGCTCGCCCGAGGGCTCGCTCTGGCCGGCGCTGCGGCGCTGCTCTTTGGCGCGCGGCTGCGCGGTCTCATTGCCGCGATGGCGATGTTGCGGTTCTCGACGGTCGCGCTGGCCGGCGTGTCCGCCCTTGGCGCGGGCCTCGCCGCGTTCGGTGCGGCTGTTCTGCGCTTCCCCATCGTGGCCCTGCGCGCGGTCGGCGCCGCCTTGATCTTCAACCCCGTTGGTGTGGTCATCACGGCCATCGTTGTCGCTCTGACGGCGCTTGGCGTGTGGGTTGCCAACAACTGGAACGGCCTCAAAAGCTTCTTTGGCGGGTTCGGCGACGGGTTCATGTCCGGCGTTGGCCCGGCCGCCGGGGCGATCAAGAGCATCGGCGACGGCCTCGCGTCCGCCTTCGGATGGCTGGGGCGGTTGCTCGGTCCGCTGGACGAAAGCGGCGCCAAATGGAAGTCGTGGGGCGAGGCAGTCGGCGGCGCGGCAGCGAGCGGCGTCAACGCCGTGATCGACGGCATCAAAAGCCTGATTGGGTTCTTCGGCACCGTCATCTCGAAGGCTGGCGAGGTTGCCGGTGCCATCCGTGGCATGTGGTCCGCGCCGAAGACTTTGCCGAATGCGCCTAAGTCTCCCGCGCCGCTCGCTGGCGCGCGCGCATTGGGCGGCCCGGTGCGCTTCGGCAAGCCGTACCTGGTCGGCGAGCGCGGTCCTGAAATCTTCGTGCCCGGTCAGACCGGCCGTATCGAGACGAACGACACCCTGCGCGGATTGACCACCAACGGGGCTGCGGCGGTCGCTGGCGCGTCTTCCAGTTCGACCACCAACACCCGCTCCCAGCGCGCGGAAGTCACTGTGCAGGTCCAAGGCGGCGATCCGGCGGCGATCGGCCGCGCAGCCGAAGATGCTGTCTACCGCGTCTTCGCCCGTCTTGAATCCGAACAGCGCGGCCTCTTGAGCGATTGATCATGCAAAGCACCGTCCTTCTCGCCCTCGGCTCCTATCGGTTCGCGGTCTCCACTGGCGCGTACCAGAAGTTTGAACGAAGTTCGTCCTGGCGTTGGCCGACGCAGGAACGGATCGGCATGGCGCCAGCCGCGCAATATGTCGGCCCCGGCGAGGACACGATCTCGATCGATGGCGTGATCTTCCCGCACTACCGGGGCGGCCTGCGCCAGATCGACCAGATGCGAGCGCAGGCCGGTATGGGCAGGCCGCTCCCGTTGATCACCGGCTTCGGTCGCTATCTCGGAAGCTACGTCATCGAGACGATCAAGGAGACTCAAGAGGTCCTGATGTCGGACGGCGCGCCGCGCAAGATCGAGTTCTCGATCAGCCTGAAGGCATATGCGTGATGGAAAACTACACGACGATGGATGGCGACACGGTCGATCTGATCGCATGGCACCGCTTCGGCGATACGCGCGACGCGGCTGAGGTAATCCTTCGCGCAAACCCCGGACTTGCCGCCGCCGGAACGAAGCTCCCGCCCGGCATGACCATCGTCATTCCGGCGTGGACGAAGAAGAAAGTCAACGCGACAACGAGGATTTGGTCGTGACACCCGCGTGCCGCATCATGCTCGACGGAACCGACATCACCGCAAACCTGCTGCCGGCACCTTTTGGCCTGCCGCTCGAAGGTGGTGGTCGGGTCATTGCTGGCGGCGGTCTTGGCTTCGGCCGTGGCGCACTGCTTTCGATCACTGTGCAGGACAATGAGGGCAAGAAGTCCGACTCCTGCGAGCTTGAACTGGATGCCCGCGAGTACATCCCGTCGCCTGGCAAGGGTGCGAAGATGCAGGTCTGGCTCGGCTTCGTCGAGACCGGCGTCAACTACATGGGCACCTATCTAATCGAGTCGTGGACGAAGAAGGGGCGGCCGAAGACGATGAGTGTTTCGGCGAAGGCCGCCGGCCTCACGACGGATATCAAGGCCCCGAAGTCTCGGTCCTATCATGAGACAACGGTCGGCGACATCGTCAAGAAGGTCGCCGGCAAACACGGCCTGGGCGTTGTCATCTCGGGCGAGTTGGCCGGCGTGAAGATCGGGCATATTGACCAATCGAACGAGTCCGACATCAACTTCCTCACACGGCTGGGCGGGCGCGTCGGCGCTAACTTCAAGCTGGCGGACGAGAAGATCATCTTCAACAAGGCCGGCTCGGGCCAGCTTCCCGGCGGCGGTGCGGCGCCGACCTTCATCCTCACCGAAACCGGGCAGACGGAATGGGATTGCACCGGCTCCACGCGAGGCGAATACGAGTCCGTCGAAGCCGCTTGGCACAACGTCAAGAAGGGTGAACGCGAGTGGGTGAAGAGCAAGGGTGGTGGTGGCGGCGGCAAGAAGGGCGCTGTCCATCGTAACCGGAAGCTCTTCAAGACGAAGGAAGAGGCCGAGGCGCAGGCCAACGCCACGAAGTCGTCGCTCGCGCGCGGCGGCAAGGTCTTCAGCGCAAGTTTTCCCGGCCGCACTGAGATGTTCGCTGGCGCGGGGCTGATGGCGGTCGGCTTCGACCCCGATGCTGACGATGCCTACACGATCAAGTCGGCGACGCACAGCCTCAATGGTCAGGGCCTCACCACTCGCATTTCGTGCGAGCAGGGCGGCGAGGGTGACGACAACTCTTGGAGTGGAAGCAGCAAGCCCGGTAAAAAACCTGGCTTGACGTCACCGAACAATTCCGCCGGTGACGTTGGTGGAGGGAATGTCGCCTAGTCTATGTCTGTAAAATTGCGTGGAAGCGGCGACTCAAATGGTCCTGACGGACGCGGAACGATGGCTGATCATACTCTCACGAACTAATCGGAGAGAGCCATGCAGTCGATCACCATCAACAACGGCCTTGCCTATCAAGGCGGACGCCGGTTGCCGTTTGTGAAGAGCCCGAACATCGGCGGCAAACTCAATCCGATCTACATCGTGATCCACGACACCGCTTCCGGCCTGAAGGACGATGGCGATGTGTCGTGGCTCGCCGATCGCGCGAGTAAGGTTTCGGCCCATTTCGTCGTCAGCCGCGAAGGCAAGATCACGCAACTTGTGCCGTGCAACGTGGTCGCGTGGCACGCCGGCAAGTCGCAGTGGCGCGGCAGGAAGTTCCTCAACAGCTATGCTGTCGGGATCGAAATCGACAATCCCGGCAAGCTTCAGAAGGTGTCGGAAGGCGTCTACAAGAACGCCGTCGTGACGATCGACACCAACAAGAACCCGAAGCTGAAGGTGGAGTACGCGAAGTCGGATGCGCACGGCGCTGGTTATTGGCTCGCCTATTCCGCCGCACAGATCGAGGCCGTCGAGGCGCTGTGCCGCTCGGTCGCGTCCGAATACGCGATCGAGGATATTCTGACTCACTGGATGATTTCGCCGGGGCGGAAGATCGACACGAATCCTCTGTACCCGCTGGACGCTCTTCGCAAGAACGTGCTGCGACGCGCGCAGTATGGCTTCGCGGACCTTTCGGCGGGAACCGACCGGACGGACACCGATGAAAGCGGCGGCGAGGAAGACGTGGTGCTGTCCGTCGAGAAAGACCGAGACGAAAGCGCCACCAAACCCGGCAAGCTCGCGGCGTTCATCAAGAGCAAGTTCACGGCGGCGTCCGGCCTCTTCACCGGCCTGTCGTTGTCGTCGGTCACGGGCCTGCTCACTGATTGGAGGGTGATCACCGCGCTCGGTGTCTTCATCCTGATCGGGCTTGCGATTTGGGCGTGGAGCGAAAGGGAATGAGCGGCTTTCTCTGGACGCTCGTTACGTCGGACGTATTCTTGGCTGCGTTGGGGGTTCTGATCCTCGCCGCAGTAGTCGTTGGGTATTTTCCGATTGTGAGCAGCATCGCTGCGCTGAGGGGGTATGTCACCACGGCGCGATTTGCGTTGCTGCTCTTCGTCGGGGCCGCCGCCTTCCTTGTCGGTTTCCGCGTAGCGGATGATCGAGCGGAGGTGGCGGCCCTGCGCGAGAAGATCGCGGCAAAAGACAACATGATCCAAGTCAAGAACATGGAACTTTTGCTTTCCCAGCAAATGGCCGATCAGGCCGATCTTGAACGGAAGGCCGCAGCCGCGCGCGCCGAAGCAGCACAGGACGAAATCAATGACTACGCGGAACGTCTCCAAGCTCGCCCGAACGCTGCTTGCTTGCTCGGTCCTGACGACTTCACTCGCGGCGTGCGCAACGACGCAAGGCGCTGATCCGGTCAAGCCGTCGCTTCCTCACGAATCGACGGTGGTCCCCGATCAGGTGGCCGCACCGAACATCCAACCTGGAATGGACGCGCGCGTGGCGTGGAGGATGGAAGAGGCGGCTCGGACTGAAGCCAACAATCGCCTCGGCATCGCGCGAAAGAACGTTCGGAACATGCGGATCGAGTACGCCAAATGATCACGGTTGAGGAAGGCGTAGTCCTCTCGATCGTTGCGCTGGTCGGCGCTGGCGTTGGTGTGCTGATCCGCAACGCAGTGCAGCACACCAGGACTGAGGCATCCGCAAGGGCCGGAAAGGCAATCGCCAATGAGGCGAAGGCCGCAGCGATCGAGGCGCAGCGACAAGCTGCTGCGATCGAGCGCGACCTCGCTCAGTTTCGTGAGAGGGTGGCGCAGGAATACGCGACCATCGCGTTGTTCGACCGATTCGAAGAGCGAGTAGTCCGCTCGCTCGATCGCATCGGCGAGAGGTTCGACAAGTTTTTGACGCAGAGTGGGAAGCCGCAGTGAACGTGTCCGTTAACAAGAAATACAAGGAAGCTATCGAGCAGTGCCTTCGAGAAGGCTATGCTCCGTATCGTTCCAAGGTGCTCGGCAACGGCTCGGCAGTGCTCGAAGCCACCCGGCGACTCAGGCTCAACAAGAACACGCTGACGGATTGGGTCCGCGCGCAGGGTGCGCTCGCCGATCGTGACGAAGTTCACTGGATGCCGAATTGGGAACTGTTCGTGCCGGCGGCGAACGACAATCAGCCGCCGTCACGGCGCGAGGTTCACGATAGCGCCTATTGGCGCACGCGCTTCAACGCATCCGAGAAGGAATTGGCGGCGGTCGAGAAGATGCTTGAGGAAGTTGGCGGCGTCCGTCAGCTTCAGGTGTCGCCGCCCGAGTGGCTTGTGAAGGCCGCGAGCAGCAAGCGTAACCGCTCAGTGCTCTCGATGCTGTTCACCGATCTGCACATGGGGGAGGTCATCGACGCCGACGAAATCCTCGGCCTCAATG